ATTTTGCAAGCCTTTTTTGTCCGATTTCGCGGCGGCCTGTCAGATGGTTGATTACTTGGACTTGCGGACCACGTCGGCCAGGACGGCCAGCGGGAACCAGATGATCAGCAGCACGACAGATAGCAATCCGGCACCCCCTCAAGCGAGGCAAAACCGGCGCGCCGTAGTCTGCTTGGTGTACTTGGCGTACAGCTCCGGCTGATCGGCCTTGAGGGCCTTAGAGTCCAGCCGGGACGATGTGACAGCCTTGTAGGTGATCTTGTAATCCAGGCCCGCCAGGGTATCAACCCCGGCGGCGTCCATGTGCTGCTTGATGGAGTCTTGCAAGCTGTCAATCTCTGCGGACAGCTCATCGGCCATGCGGCGCAGCTCTCTAAGCTCTTGCACCTTGGCGGCAATCTCGTTAGCGCTCATGCCTGCACCTCCGCCCGCCGAACGCAGCCGGTGAAAAATGACTCGGATGACTCGGCGCAACCCGTGCGGTACAGGGCGCAAGCCTTGCACATGGGGGCGGCATGGGTCCACTTGGCCAAATCGTCCAAGATGGCGGAGCGGGGAGTGCTCCAGCGCTGCAAACTGGTGTAATAGTGGCCCCCGAACTCCTGGTGGTAAGCGGAAATATTGGACGCGTAGCGCTCGGAGCCGAAGAAACCACCGCCGAACCAGCCGACCGGCGGAAGAACGTTCAGCGCGTCGCTGTAGTCCTCTGCGGACTCTTCTGCCCATACGCCACAAAGGGAGTTTTCCCAATCCGTTACAAGCCTATCATACTGGCGATCGTCAAGGACCGCAAACCCCTCGCGCTTATAGTCGTCTGCCGTCTTCCCGGTATAAGGGCAAACGCCGGACGGATTAAGCCACGCCTTAGCGTATCCCGCAAAGTGCTCTGCATCTACTACCCATTTGCTCATAATATACCTCCCGGCCTTACTGGCCTATCTCTTGACCAGGTGGGCCGGGCGTGGTACACTGTACGCGCTGGGCCGCTGGTCTGGTGTGGGGGGCTGCTCCGGGGCTTGGTAGGCTGTAACCGGTGCGGCCCTCTCTCTATGCTGATATGATAACACACCCGGCGGAGTATGTCAATACCTTAATGCACAATTTTGCAATATTGCAATGGATTATTTGCAAGGCATGCGCAACGCGCCGCCGGTGTTGCGCATGGGTATACCTTTTGACATGCGCGGCAGGCGTGGCCGGGCGGGGGTGGGGGATATCGCGGGCGGGAGCGGGGCCGGGTGAGCCCCAAAATGCCCGAAAAAAACAAAAGAGAAAAAATACCTGCGCATTGCATAAACTGAAATTGACATATTGACACACCCTTGCAGACGTGATATAATCACGGCAAAGGAGGGACGAAAAATGAAAGTAGGATACGTCCGTGTGTCAACGAAAGAGCAAAACACAGCAAGGCAGGAAATTACGATGGAAGCGCTCGGCGCGGAGAAGCTGTTTGTAGACAAGTGCAGCGGCAAGAACACTGACCGGCCAGAACTGAAGAAGTTGTTGGCGTTTGTGCGCGAGGGCGATACCGTGGTTGTGAGCGAGATCAGCCGGTTTGCAAGAAATACGCGCGATTTGCTAAACCTTGTTGACCAACTGACAGAGAAGGGTGTACAATTTGAATCACAGAAGGAAAAGATAGATACCACCACCCCGGCGGGCAAATTTATGCTGACGGTATTTGCGGCAGTGAGCCAGCTGGAGCGTGATTATATCAAATCCCGGCAGAAAGAGGGCATCGACGCGAAAAAGGAGCGCGGCGAGTATGTAGGCCGTCAGGCTATCCCGGTGGACAGGAAGAAGTTCGAACAGGAATACGACCTTTGGAAATCGGGCCATATCACCGCCAAAGCGGCTATGGGTCATTTGGGACTGAAGCCGAACACATTCTACCGGCGCGTTAAGGAATACGAATCCGGCGAGATGAAGTAATTCCCCCGGCTACCCGGGAGAAAATAAATGTGGAGGAAAAGGAAAATGAGAGCAAAGAAAGTGTGGGCAGTGCTGCTTGCCATCATGGTGGCGGCAATTGCTATGGTCGGGTGCGGAACCGCGGACCAACCGGATGACGGCGAGACCGGAGGTCAGACCGTTGAGAAGGTCGTGTATGACGGCGAGACGTTCAAGGCAACGTACTTGGGCATCACGGAGCTGGATTCCGTGCCGGGTGTTTGCTACATCCAGATGAAGTTCGAGAACAAGACGGACCAGGAAATCACGGTATATCCGCAGGACAGCTCTGTGAATGATACGATGGTCCAATATCTGGGCGGAGTCCCCGCAACAATGCAGGGTGGGAAAAACATCAATTATTCCATGTTTTTCTACCTTGAAAAGGCTGGCCTGTCCGACATTTCCGATGTCAAGACGCTTGAGTTCAAACTGACCGCTGATTTCAACGAGACCTCTGACACGATCACAATCAACGTGGGCGAGTAACCTATACAAGCAAAATAAAAGAGACGAGTTCTTTCGGGAACCCGTCTCTTTTTATGCAAAAATGGAGGCCACATGGACTACGCAAAACTATCAGAACGCATAAAACAGCATATTGCGCGGAATCCGTCCGACCACGTGCCGTACATGGACCTTCTGTCCGTATGCCGACAACTGGAACCGGATGATTTCACCCTGGCCCATGAGCTGAGCAAGGATTTGCGAAAACTGAGTTCTGCGGCCCTGCACAAGTGCAGCGCAAATGCGGCGGATTCTTTGTTTGACGTGTACAAAAAGGCCATGTGCTTTGACGCACCGCACGATTTCGACACGTTTCTGCTGTACATCGAGATGAACCGCAAACCGGAGAAAAAGTTCTACGCACCTCGAAGACATTATCTGCGGCCTATTGTGGCGGCGTATCAGGAGGTTTTGGATGGAAAACTGCGGCTGTTGACGCTGTCGATGCCAAAACGCGCCGGGAAATCCCAGTTGGGCATCAATTTCGTCAATTTTCTGTCTGGGCGGGAACCGGACAAGTCGTCCCTAATGGAAGGGACGGGGGACGACCTGGTGAAAAGCTTTTATTCCGGGTGCCTGGAGTATTTGCAAACGCCGAATGAATATTTATTCTATGACGTTTTCCCCAATTCTCCGTTGGTGCAGACCAATGCGGACACAAAGATACTGAATCTGCGATCAAAATCCCGTTTCCCCACAGTCATGTGTCGATCTATTGACGCAAGACAAGTGGGCTTGTCGGAGGCTACGAACGTCCTATATCTGGATGACTGCGTAGAGGGCCGCGAGGAAGCAAAAAACCGCCAGAGACTGGACGATAAGTGGGAGATTATATCCGGCGATATCCTGGGCCGAGCCATTGAGGGCACACCCATTGTCGCCACGGGAACCCGATATTCCCTGTATGACCCTATCGGCCACCTCCAAGAGGAAGCGCAAAAAGGCGGCTGGGCGTGGAAAGCCATTGAAATACCGGCACTTGACCCCGTTACGGACGAGAGTAACTACGAATACGAACGGGACGGGAAAAAGGTGTTTACCACAGCATATTTCCGCGAACAGAGGGCCCTTTTGAGTGCGGAACAGTTTGAAAGTGAATTCCAACAGCAGCCCTTTGAAGCAAAGGGGCTGCTTTTTAACAAGGATGAGCTGAATTATTTCTTTGAACTCCCCACAGGCCGGGATCCGGACGCCGTTATTGCCGTGTGCGACACCGCAGAAAGCGGAAGCGACAGCACCGCCCTTCCCGTTGCGGCGCTGTACGGGGATGAAGTGTATATCGTGGACGTGGTGTTTGATGATTCTCCGCCGGACGTCACAAAGCCGGAATGCGCCAGGTGCCTGATCGACAATCGCGTTGCGGACGCGCTGTTTGAAAGCAACAACGCGGGCATGTATTACGCCAGAGACGTTGCGGAAATCGTCCGGCAGCGTGGATATAGCGTTGGAATACGCACAAAAAGAACCATTTCCAACAAACAAACGCGAATAGAATTTGCGTCCGACAACATCAAGAAACACTTCTGGTTCAAGCATCCGTCCACCTATAAACGGGGCAGCCAGTACTTCAATTTCATGAAGGAAGTCACCACCTACACCCGGAGCGGCAAAGTGCCGCACGATGACGCGCCGGATGCTTTGTCCCTGCTGGAAAACGAAATCCGGATGCGAGTGGGCGGCAAAGTGGAAGTGTTCAAGCGGCCATTTTAAGGGGGTGTGCCAATGAATCTTTTTGGTCGGAAGGTTATCTACACGGACGTTGAGCACGTCACCCGGGGAAATGTGGTGGATGTTTTGCAAAAGGCTATGCCAATCCACCAGATGAACCGGGCGGACATTGAGTATCTTTACAGGTATTACAAGGGAGACCAGCCCATTTTGGGCAGGGTAAAGGACGTCAGGCCGGAAATCAACAACAAGATCGTTGTGAACCGGGCGAACGAAATTGTTTCGTTCAAGGTCGGGTATCTTCTGGGTGAGCCTGTGCAGTACGTCAGCAGGGGGAACGATGAATCCGTCGCTGAAGGCGTGTCCAAGCTCAACGATTATGCGCTTTCGGAAGACAAGGCCGCCAAGGACAAGGAGCTGGCGGACTGGTTCCATATTTGCGGCACGTCTTACCGCATGATTCTGCCGGACAGAATGGCGGACGTGGAGGAAGATGAATCGCCGTTTGAGATTTTTACACTGGACCCGCGCAACACCTTTGTGGTGTACTTCAGCGGGCTGGGGCACCGTCCCATTCTGGGCGTGACGTATGTGCAGAAAGAGGACAACACCGGTGTTTTTTGCTGCTACTCCGAAGACACATATTTCGAGGTAACGGAAACATGGGACGTGAAAGCGGAACCACAGATATTGGGCATCCCAATTATCGAATACCCCTCCAACGAAGCCCGGTTGGGCGCTTTTGAGATTGTGCTCCCTCTTCTGGACGCTATCAACAACGTTCAATCCAACCGCATGGACGGCGTAGAACAGTTTGTCCAGGCGCTGATGCTGTTCCACAACGTGGACATTTCGTCCGAAGATTACAAGAATCTGAGGGCAGAAGGCGGTATTAAGTTCAAGGACATTGACCCGCAGCTCAAGGCTGACGTTGGGTACCTGACGGCGGAGCTGAACCAGACGCAGACCCAAACCCTGACGGATGACATGTACGACACCGTTCTGACGATTTGCGGAATGCCAAACCGGAATGGAGGATCCTCAACCAGTGACACCGGGTCTGCGGTCATTATGCGCGACGGATGGTCGTCAGCAGAGGCGCGGGCAAAGGACTCCGAACAGATGTTTAAACGGTCCGAAAAGCAATTTCTGAAAATCGCTATCAAAATCTGCAATAATCTGCGGGCGCTTTCGCTGAAAATGTCCGCCCTGGAAATTCGGTTTACGCGCCGAAACTACGAAAATATCAGCGAAAAGGCCAGTGTTTTGGTAGCCATGCTGAACAACGGGAAAATTGCCCCCCAACTGGCATTTATGCACTGCGGCATGTTCTCCGATCCTCAGCTTGCGTACAAAATTAGCGCGGAATATGCCGAAAAGCAAGAAGAAAAGGAACTATCGACAGGGAAGTCGTTAAAACGCAACGGGGAGACAACCTCGGAAAAAACGGAAAACGGTGCGGAGGGAACCGCCGAAAAAACGCAGGAGGTATCAACATGAAAATCGACACCAGCAGAATCGAAGGTTACGCAGATATGTCCACCGAGGACAAGCTCAAGGCCCTGGAGTGCTTTGAGTATGAGGACAACGCCGCAGAGCTTTCTCGGCAGAAGAACGCTATTTCCAAGGCAAACTCCGACGCCGCCCAGTGGAAAAAGAAGTACAACGACATGCTTTCCGAGGATGAGCGCAAGAAGCAGGAGCAAGCCGATAGCATTGCCGCCATGCAGAAAGAGCTTGACGAGCTGAGAACGGCAAAGACCGTTTCTGAGTACAAGGCCAAGTTCGTGGCGCAGGGCTATGCAGAGGACCTGGCAAGTGACACGGCCAAAGCTTTGGCGGCTGGTGATTCTGCAAAGGTTTTTGCGAACCAGCAGAAGTTCTTGGACGAGTATGCCAAGAAGGTAAAGTCCGACATCCTCAAGGGCACTCCCGCGCCGCACGGCGGTGCCGGTCCCGTTGGAGTTGATTACGACAAGAAGATCGAGGAGGCGCGTGCAAGCAAGAACTATGCGGAAATCGCTTATTACACGCGCCTGAAGGCACAGGAAGAATCCGCAAATAACAAATAAAAGGAGTTAAGACATGGCAGATACTTTTGCTACCAGCTTTGCAACGCTGAACTATTCCGGCATGCTCTTTAACAAGGGCAATACCAAGACCCCCCTGAGTTCCATTATCGGTTCCCGGGCTAAGGTGACGAACCACGTAGAGTTTGTTACCGGCCAGGAGTACACCACCGGCGGCGGAGAACAGCCCGCCATCTCCGAGTCTGCGTCTTTGTCCGCCCCCGATGCTTCCATTGTGACCCGGGAGCAGCAAACAAACGTTACCCAGATTTTCCATGAGGCTGTCGGCATCTCCTATGCCAAACAGTCCAATATGGGCACCCTGTCTGGCCTGAACGTGGCTGGTCAACAGGCAAACCCCATTAACGAACTGGACTTCCAAGTGGCCGCCAAGATGCAGAAGATCAACCGCGACATTGAATACACGTTCATCAACGGCGTGTACAACAAGGCCACCGATGACACCAAGATCAACAAGACCCGTGGGCTTGTCACCGCAGTTACCACCAACGTCACGGCCATGGCCAGCAAGCCTCTGGGCCTGTGGGAAATCGCCGACATGGTGAAAAAGATCTATGGCCAGAACGCTCCCACCGATGGCCTTTGCCTGTGGTGTGACGCTGTGACCATGTTCCAGATCAACGCCGACGCTGTTCAGAATGGACTGACCGTGGTTCCCGCTTCGCGCGAAATCAACGGTATTTCCCTCTCCAGCGTGGTTACTCCCCTGGGCGTGGTGTACCTGTATCTTGGCGAGTGCCTGCCCGCCGGCACCGCTCTGCTGCTGAACCTGGACGTTATCTCCCCCGTGTTCCAGCCTGTGCCCGGCAAGGGTAACTTCTTCCTGGAGCAGCTGGCAAAGACCGGCGCGGGCGAGAAGTATCAGCTGTTCGGTCAGATCGGCCTTGACCATGGCCCTGAGTGGTATCACGGCAAGTTTACCGGCATTGCCACCACCTTCACCAAGCCCACCTACAGCCGCAGCGTGTTCATCGCCAACGACGCCAGCAATCCCGTTAACACCAAAGCTGTCACCGGCTGATCTGGAGGTATGAGATGCGCGACGAAGAAAAACTGGCCATGCTGGGAAACATGACCGGAGAGACAAGCGAATCGATTCTCTCTGCGTATCTGAATATTGCGGCCAGCAAGATTCTCCGCAGAGCGTTTCCGTTCGGGACAGATTCTACTGCTGTCCCCGCATGCTACGAGATCAACCAAATTGAGATCGCCGCATATCTCATCAACAAGCGCGGAGCAGAGGGGGAAACAGCGCATAGCGAAAATGGCGTTTCCAGGTCTTATGAGGGCGGCGACGTGCCGCCTTCTCTTATGCGGGAAATCGTGCCGTTTGCGGCCACCATGTGAGGTGCAAGGATGAAAATCATGAACCGAAACAAAAGGCCGTTCTGGTATCTTTTGTACCAAGGGACAGAACTGGGGAAGGACGCTAATGGCTACGAAACCGGCGAAAAAAACGTGAAATATGCGGACCCGGTGAAAATGGAAGCCAACATCTCCCCGGCTGCTGGGTATGCTCAGATTCAGCAGTTTGGGCAGTTCATCTCCTATGACAAGGTGATTATCACAGATGATATGACCTGCCCCATCGACGAAAACGCAGTACTTTTTATCGACAAAAAACCGGAATATAAAGACGGAAGGCCGCTTTATGACTACGTTGTAAAGCAAATTGCCAAGTCTCTGAATTTGGTTTCCATCGCCGTCAGCAAGGTGAATGTGTCGTGAAAAGGACTGTAAAGACGGCGCTGTCCGCTGCGGGCATTCAACGGATGATTGACGTAGTCGAAGATTACCGGACATGGCTGGAGGACAGGGCGAATGTGCTTCTCCGAGAGCTTTCTTCCATGGGGTATGATATCGCATCCGCAAAATTTGAGTCTGCCGTATACGACGGGACAAACGACGCGAATGTAAAAATCGAAGAACGGGACGGACGCACGGCGGCGGTAGTAGCTGTCGGTGCGTCCGTCCTGTTTATTGAATTCGGCACTGGCGTTATGTACCCGGACAACCACCCGGAAGCTGCGCGAAACGGCATGGTTCGCGGCGCTTACGGAAAGGGTCACGGCAAGCAAAGGACGTGGGGCTACTACGGGGACCCCGGAACGAACGGAGTTGAGAAAACGAACCCAAAAACCGGCAATACGGTGGTTCTTACTCACGGCAACCCGGCCAACATGTCTATGTACGACACGGTAAAGGAGCTTTCAGACAGGCTCCCAGCCTTGGTCAAGGAGGTGTTCCGATGATCGACATTGAAAGCAAGGTATATACGCCAATCGCGGAACAGCTCCGCGAGAAATACCCGGGCATTGACGTGGCCGGGGAGTATATCAATGCACCCCCTAAATTCCCACATGCCAGCATTGTGGAGCAGGACAATTACACCGCCGCAAATCGTTTGGATTCATCCGAAAGCGAGAGATATTCCGTACTGATGTACGAGGTAAACGTCTACTCCAACAAAACTGGCGGGAAAAAGAGTGAATGCCGTTCCATCATGGCAGACATCGACAGGATGATGTATGCGCGTAACTTCACAAGGATTTCCATGTCCCCGGTCCCGAACATGGAAAACGCCTCTATCTACCGTCTTGTTGCCAGATACAGGGCGGAAACAGACGGGGCCACTATTTTCAGACGATAACAGAAAGGAATGATGACCTATCGCTATCTCTACCTACAAGGTTTTCCTGATGCACAAGGATACCAGCGCTGCGTCGTGGTCGAAGCTGATCGACATCAAAGAGTTCCCCGATCTGGGTGGCGACCCCGACATGCTGGAAACCACCACGCTTTCCGACAAGATGCAGACCTTCATCGCGGGCATCCAGTCCATGGACGGCCTGTCCTTCACCGCCAACTACACCTTGACCGATTATAAGGCGCTCAAGGCGATGGAGGGCAAGCAGGAGGATTACGCCGTATGGTTCGGCGGCACCGAAAGCGCGGGAACGCTGACTCCTACCGGTTCGGACGGCAAGTTCAGTTTTAAGGGCGAGTTGTCCGTGTACCCCACTGGAGGCGGTGTCAACGAAGTTGTGGGCATGGCTATCACCATTGCTCCTTCGACCGTAATCAACCTGGAGAACGAATAAGGAGGAAACAGAACATGGCAAAGACGCTTACTGTTAAAGATCCCGTGACTGGCATTGCGTACAATCTGGAATATACCCGCAAGTCCGTGGAGCTGATGGAGAGAGAAGGGTTTGATGTGACCAAAGTCGAAAGCAAGCCTATGACCAATCTTCCCGCATTGTTTGCGGGAGCTTTTAAGGCTCATCATAGGTTTGTTAAGCGCGACGTGATCGACAGGATTTACGCGGGTATGCCCAAGAAGGACGAACTGATTGGCAAGCTGGTTGAGATGTACAACGACCCCATCATCGCCCTGCTGGACGAGCCTGCGGAAAGCGAGGAAAACCCTACCTGGACGGCGAACTGGTAAACGAGTCGCCGTCGAATAAAGCGGGGGAGCCAATCCCCCGCTATTCCGATAAATTCTATGAGCTGTTTCCATATTATCTGGCCATTGGTATGACCTATAGCCAGTACTGGGACGAGGACTGCGAACTGGTCAAATATTACAGGGAAGCAGCGAAGATTAAACGCGATTTGACAAATCAAACCGCATGGCTGCACGGCGCATACATTTATGAAGCCGTGGCGGACTTAGCACCCATTCTCCGCATGGGCGGCAAGAAAGGTACCAGGCCAAAGCCGTACCGTGATTCCCCATACGACCTGTATGCACAGAGCGAAAAGCCCAAAAAACAGGAGCAAGGCGACAAGAAGGCGCGGTCCGTCATGGAGATGTTTATGATCGCAAATAACAAACGATTCGAACAAGGGGGTGGTAAGGATGGCGGATAATGTGGAAATCCAGGGTATTGAGTTTCAAATTAAGGAAAACAGCGACAGTGCTGTAGCGTCCCTGGAAAAGCTGCAAAATACCCTGGTTCGTCTGAAAACGGCCACATCCGGGGGCGTGTCGGCTTTGCGCACTACTGCCAGGCAGTTGGACTCCTTGAACAAGGCCCTGGAAAACACCAGCACAGATAAGCTCCAGAGGCTCCGGTCCTTGACCAGCGGACTGAAAAGCCTGAGTGAGGTCAGCGCCGTCAAAATCTCCAGTTCCGTGCCGAACCAAATCGCCGCACTATCTACGGCGCTGAGCCAAATCAAGACAACGGACGGCGATAAGCTGATTGCCCTTGCAGACGGTATGCGCCCGCTCTCCGAACTGGGACGTTCCCGTCTCACATCGTTTATTAGCCAACTCGGAAAACTCCCGGAGGTCATGCATGAGCTTGATGCGGCGGACTTGGATAAGTTTAACCGCCAAATGAAGGAGCTTGCGGCGGCGATTCGCCCGTTGTCTGACGAGATGCAGCGGCTCGGAACGGGATTTGCTGCGCTACCCGCCAGACTCCAGCGGGCCATTACGATGGTGAACCAGTACAGCACCGCCGTGCAGCGCGGGACGCGCAGAACGAGCATGTTCAGCAGAGCTGCGGGCATGATTCGGTTCGGGATTTTGTATGCTGGGCTGCGGCGCGTGGTGGGACTTATCGGAACGGCTATCACGGAATCCAACAAGTACCAGGAGGACCTAAACCTGTTCAGCGTCGCGCTGGGTAAATACGCAAAGGAAGCGCAGAACTACGCAGAAAAAGTATCTTCTGTGATGGGCATCGACCCGGCGCAGTGGATGCGGAACCAGGGCGTGTTCCAAACACTTCTGACTGGATTTGGCGATACAGAAGACCGGGCATACACCATGAGCAAAAATTTGACACAGTTGGGCTATGACCTGTCCTCTTTCTTCAACATCTCTGTTGAGGACTCCATGCAGAAGCTGCAATCCGGCATTGCAGGCGAACTGGAGCCCCTGCGAAGGTTGGGCTATGACCTGTCTGTTGCGCGGTTGCAGCAGGAAGCGCTGAATCTTGGTATTACCAAAAGCGTTTCCGCCATGAATCAGGCGGAAAAAGCAGAACTGCGGTACTACGCTATTATGACACAGGTGACGACCGCACAGGGCGACATGGCCCGAACCCTGGAATCTCCTGCGAACCAGCTGCGTGTGCTTAGAGCAGAAATCACTCAAGTGTCCCGTGCAATCGGCAATCTGTTTATCCCGATTCTGACTAAGGTTCTGCCTTATGTCATTGCGTTTCTGCAAATTGTCCGCGAGTTAGCGAACGCGCTGGCTAAACTGTTCAGGTTTGAGCTTACGGACGTTGACTGGGATGGCGTGAATCGTGGAGCCGTTGCCGCCGGGGATCTTTCGGACAACATGGACGCAGCGGTAGATGCTGCCAAGGAGTTCAAGCGCTACACCATGGGCTTTGACGAATTGAACATCCTGCCGTCCAACACGGGTTCTTCCGGCGGAACGGATGCTGGTGTTACCGGCTCTGGTGGACTCGGGATTAATTTGCCCGAGTACGGCTTCCTGGACGGGGCTGTTCAAAGCAAGGTTTCTGAGATCAAACAGACAATCGAAGACAATATTGCAGAAATCAAAGCCACATTAGGCGCGGCTGATTTCGTTATTGGTGCGATTCTCGCTTTTACCGGGATTAACGTGCCCGCCGGAATCGCCATGATGGCAAGTGGCCTTGCGCTGATGATTTCCGGCAACGAAGATAACCCGGACGCCGTAAAGAATGTTTTGGAAAATGCCATCGCAAACATTGACCTTGTAAGCGGAGCTGCGGCGCTGGTCATCGGCGCAATCCTTGCATTTTCCGGGGCAAATATTCCCATCGGCATCGGCTTTATGGCATTTGGTGCAACGGAACTGATTGCGTCTCAAACCCTGACGTGGGATAAACTGTCGGAAGATGTCCGACAAATCATCGGCGGGATGGTCACATTCGTTGCATTGGGCGCACTGGCGGTAGGCGCTATTTTGGCCTTCTCCGGGGCGAATATCCCGCTGGGCATTGCCTTGATGGTGGCTGGTGCGTTCGTGCTGGCCACAGCAATTGTTCCAAAGTGGAACGAAATGCCTGATTCCGTGAAAAAAACAATCACCACCGTTATGGTAATACTTGGTGCCGCGCAGTTGGTACTCGGTGCGTTGCTTACGTTTACTGGAGTAAACATCCCTCTGGGCATTGCTCTGATGGTAATCGGAGCGGCAAGCCTCGCGACAGCTGCGGCGCTGAACTGGGACGCCGTTTCGAAGTTCCTGAAAAAGTCGATTTCTTATATTGCGGGTATTGTTGGCGGTGCGCTTATGGTTCTCGGCGTCTTGCTGCTCCTGTCTGGCGCGGGAATTGGACTCGGCCTTGCCGTGCTTGCCGCCGGGCTTGCATCATCTCACGCCGCATGGAAACTGGACGACAACCCTATTACCCGATTTGTAAAGAAGATGGCTAACGGGATTATCTCCATCGTCAATGTCGTGATTGATGCGGTAAATGAGATGTTCCACCTGGACTTCAAAGGTCTAAAAATCGGCGGCGTTCAGATTATACCGGCTTTTAATAAGCGATTGGTAAACATCCCGAAGATCAAACAGTTCGCCGAGGGCGGTTTTCCCAACGAGGGACAGTTGTTTGTCGCCCGTGAAGCTGGCGCGGAGATGGTGGGCAACATAGGCAGACGCACTGCCGTTGCAAACAATGACCAAATCGTCTCCGCCGTGTCCGATGGCGTGTACCGCGCTGTAATGTCGGCTATGTCCAATAAGGATGGAGTGTCCGGGGATATTAACATTACTATCAATATGGACGGCGACGTGGTGTATCGCAACGTCGTAAAGAAGAACAAAGAGGTGGTCCGGGCAACCGGCAAATCTCCTCTGTTCGCGTAAGGAGGGCACATGGCAATCATCACGGTAAAAAAGAAAGACGAGACCACTGTGCCGCTCCCTGACCCCAAATCTTTTTCCTGGGGCTTGCAGGACGTAGATGCAGACGGTTCCGGAAGAAACCAGAATGGTGATGCGTTCCGCGACAGGGTAGCCAGGAAACGGAAGTGGACCATGGAATGGCCCCCTTTGACTGCTGAACAATGCTCCACAATCCTGAAAGCCGTCACGGACGTATTTTTCCAGGCGACAGGGCCAGACGCGGAGGACGGCATGAACCGCACCATGACGTGTTATGTGGGGGACCGCACTACCCCCATGTACTCTTGCATCGATGGGGAATGGAGATGGGAAAGTCTGTCCATGAACTTCGTGGAGAGGTGAGTTTATGTACAATGTCTCCACCGCGTTCCACACCGCATTTGCGGATTATGGCCGCGAGATCAAAGCCAAGGTGATTTTCAACGGGCAGACGGAGCTTGACGGGAATTACGTTCAGGAGATCACCGCCACACCGGCGTTTGATTCTTCAGACGGCATTTCCGTTGGCTCCGCCTGTTCCGGGCGGTGCAAAATCCGTATTTTTAAGCCGGATGAGCCTTTGCAATTGTCTGGCGGGTACTTTGTACCGTATATCGGCATCTACGTTCCTGGCGGCGATACAGGCACGACAGCCATCGCCGGTCAGGCTGTGGCCGGTAAGGCAATCGCCGGTGTAAGCACCGCAGCGTCTGGGGTGGAATATGTACCTCTGGGCCGATACTACATCCCCGCAGACGGCGTAGAAAATTTGGTGTATGGCTGGGAAATCACCGGCTATGACCAGATGGCATCCTTGACGGAGCAATACACCCCGCAAATTGAGTTCCCCGCCACACCAGACACTATGCTGACGGACTTGTGTGCGCAAAGCGGCCTGACTCCCCCAACGGTGATTTTCCCGGATATGACAATCGAGTCTGTGTTTGAGGGGGCCATCCGACAGCAACTGGGGTGGCTGGCTGGACTGTGCGGACAGTCCGCGCACTTCGACCGGGACGGAAATCTGGTGTTCAAGTGGTACGCAAAAACCGCCTTCCGGGTCAGCCGGGAGCAGCAGTACATGTCCGGCCTGACTCGCACGGCAGACGGTCCGTACACGGTATCCAGCCTCACCACAGGCACGGAAGATGAACCCATTACATCCGGCACCGGATTGGGCATTACATCAACAAACCCATACATGAACCAGGCCGTTGCAGACCTGATTCAGCCGGAGGTGGAGATATCCTTCCAACCCTGCGATGTAAAATGGCGCTGCGACCCGTCTGTTGAGGTGGGCGACGTTATCCAGGTGGAGGGTGATACCGGCGAATGGCTGGATGTGTGCGTTATGGAGCAGGAAATTCACCTGTACGGCGGCCTGTCCTCTACGATGCACAGTTACGCCCCACAGGACGCGGATTACGCCATGGAAAGCCCTACAGAGCAGCGCATTAAGCGGGCTTATGAGGGCCTTACCAAGGCCATGCAGAACGCCACGCAGAAGATTATCGGGGCAAAGGGCGGGTATTATGAACTGACACTGGACGAGCAGGGTTTTCCCATCGGCTGGACCCTGCGAGATACGCCCACCATTACGCCCAATACACGGATGTGGATTATGTCCACCGGCGGGCTGGGATTTTCCAAGGACGGTGGAAATACAATTTCCGGTGTTGCCTTGACCATGGACGGCGAGATTAACGCAAATGTCATCACCGCAGGACAAATGTCCGCAGAAAGAGTCACCGTCAACGGCCAGACGCTTTCGGACTTTATCGACGCCAGTATCGACGATGACGGCCATCCGGTGCTGCGTATCGGGTCCTCTGCGTCGGAGATCGTCCTGAAGGAATACAACGACAAAATCGGATTCTACGACACTTCCGGGACCCTTCTGGCATACTGGAACAACAACAGCTTTGAGCTGGTGGAACTGAGCAAGTTCCGCCTGGGACCTATGGGCATTGTCGTACAGCCCAACGGTTCCGTGTCCTTCGTGGGGGTGAGTTAATGGCAAGTATTTACGGCGCAAAATCTTCCACCGGCTGGCAATTACGGCTGGATTATAGCGTATCCCAGAGCATTGCGGACAACAAGTCCACACTAGCCCTGACGCTGTACATCTATGACGGCACCGGCGAGAGCTACAACCTGGACGCCAATAGTTGCTATTACACTCTGCAAGGCACCAAGGTTTATAACCCGTACCGGTACAATTCCAGGGGCTGGTATAAGCTGGGCAGCAAGTCTATCACCGTGGCTCATAACAATATGGGCAAGGGGTCTGTGGTGCTTTCTGCGGACTGGCACAGCGGGTTTACGTCATCCTACACACCGTCCAGCCTGACGGTCTCCGGCACAGTCAATCTTCCTGACATCCCCCGGGCATCTTCCGTTTCAGCGACCGGGCTTGTGCTGGGTTCTGCCGGTACGCTTGCAGTGACCCGGGCCGTGAGCACTTTTACGCACACCATCAAGCTCAAATGTGGCTCTGCGGCACAGGTAACTGTGGCGACAAAATCCAGCGCCACATCCATATCGTATACGCCGCCATTGTATTGGGCCGCGCAGAATACGTCTGGAATCTCCGTAAACATCGCGGCGGAGATCACCACCTACAACGGGGACGCCGTGGTGGGTACCAATACAACCACACTGACGGCATCCATCCCTGCATCGGTAAAACCCACCCTGTCCGTGAGTCTGTCCGACACCTTTGGGTATCAGGGCACCTACGGCTGGGTGCAGGGCAAGAGCGTGTTAAAGGCCACCTACACGGCATCCGGTAGCTACGGCAGTAGCATCGTTTCTAAGTCGCTGACCATCGGCGGCAAGGCGGCAAGTGCTGACGGCGGAAACACTCTGCAAAATTCCGGCACAACAGCCGTTGTGGCCACCGTGACGGACAGCAGAGGGCGCACGGCATCCGTTACTCGGAACATCACCGTAAACGCCTACAGCGGCCCGGGAATCCAGGATTTGACCTTCCTGCGTGGCGACTACTCCGGCGGGACATGGACGGGCAACGCCATGGGCGACGATATCAAGCTGACGTTTACGCTATCTGTCCAACTGACCGGAAACAAGGCCACCGTGGAAATCACCGGAGCCAGCAATCTGACCGGCCAGACCTCCGGGGCGAAAACCGTGTATCTGGTGGACTATGGCACCGACTCCACCGGTGTTGTGCAGGTCAAGGCGACAGACGCACTGGGCGGCACCGTGACCCGGGAAATCACCATTCCCACCGTTGCTGTGCCGCTGAATATGAACTTTGATTTGCAGGCAATCTGTTTCGGCGGCATAGCGGAAAAGGAAAAGACGGTGGAATTTAAGTGGCCCATCCATTACATGGGCACCGCCCTCCTCGATTTCCTGCACCCGGTTGGCAGTATCTTCCAGTCCACGGACGCCACCTCCCCGGCGGAGCTGTTCGGCGGGACGTGGGAGCAGGTCAAGGACGTATTCCTGCTGGCGGCGGGTGACTCCCATGCCGCTGGCAGTACCGGCGGCGAAGAGGAGCACATCCTGACGGCGGAGGAGATGGCAAACCACACCCACGGATACGATTACACGGGCCAGAGCGACGCCACCGGCACCGGGGCCATCAAGATCGTGTCTCCCAACGGCACCGCCAACGCTTACACGGGCAAGGCTACGTCCAACTGCGGCGGCCAGGCTCACAACAATATGCCGCCGTACCTGGCCGTGTACACATGGCGCAGGACGGCTTAAAGGAGGGAGAAAATGCCTGAAATCAACATCAAAGTTCGCGACAAATGCGCCGAGGGCGAGGGCGTGATTATCTGTAACAACAGCGATTACACGGTGGTGTGGGACATAGACGAGGAATGGACGCCTTACGACACCAAGACCATGCGGGTGAACCTGGCGGACGGAAGTTACCAGGACGTGGTATTCACCGGCAATACGGCGGCTCTGCCGGTGCTGACTGCTTCCGGCTGGGTGTCTGTGGGCTTGTATGCCGGAGATATCCACACGTCCCGGGCGGCCCGGCTTCTGGCGCTATCCTCCGTGCTGACTCCCGGGGGTTCCCCTGCCGCCCCGGCGGAGGACGTATATGCGCAGATCATGGCCAAACTCAACGAGCTTTCCACCGTCTCCCCGGAGGATATCGCCAAGGCCGTGGAGGACTACCTGACGGAGCACCCGGCGGCCTCTGCGTCCATGCGAGTGGAGGGTGGCTATATCCAGTTCTCCAGCGATGGCAAGACGTGGGCGAACGTGATCGCGCTGGCTGACCTCAAGGGCGCACCGGGCAAGGATGGCGCACCGGGCAAGGACGGCCTAACCCCGCATATCGGTGACAACGGCAACTGGTATCTGGGCGGCGAGGACACCGGCAAGCCCTCACGCGGCGCACCGGGCGAAAACGGAGCACCCGGCAAGGATGGTGCGGGGATGGACGTCACCGGCGCGACGGTCGGCCAAATCGCCAAAATCTCCGCAGTCGACGACAACGGAGTACCCACGGCGTGGGAACCGGTGGATATGCCGAGCGGGGGCGGAAGTACTTGGGCAAAAGTGTACGACGGGAGTAGCACAATTGCCGAAGAAATATCTGTGTTTGAGGTGGATTTAACCAAGAGCGATCCCATGAAAGAATTTCAACTGTGGCTAAAGCTCGATCAAAATACGGCAGCAGACTGGGGTAAGGCCAAGAGCATTGTCGTGACAGTCAATGGGGAAACAATCGGCTATTTTATTTTTTCGCATCGCTTAAATACCTATGTGGAATTTTATGAAGAAAGAAGCCTTGAAGCAATGACGGTTGCAAAACGATGTATGAATTCTGTGAACCTTGACTTTAACCTTACGCCCCCCCTGTGGATGGTTGAACAAGGAGTCAAGCGACAAAATAATGGTAAATTGTCTATTTCCTTCCCGGCCCCGTATGCTGGAAAAATAACAGCTAAGGTTTATGGCCGATACTAAAAGGAGGCCCCAGAATGAAAATCTATGAAAACGGCGTACTCCGTGATATGACGCCAACCGAAATCGCGGAAATGGAGGAAGCTCGCCTCCGCTACGAGGCAGAAGAAAAGCATCGCCCCCTCTCCACTGAAGAAGTTCAGGCCATGCTCATCCGCCGGCAGGTGAACACCCTATCTGTGGACGATGCAACGGCCCTCCGTATGGCGGCATTCTATCCCGAATGGGAAAGCGGGAAGGCCTACACGGCTGAAAATGGTTGCCCGGTGGGCTACAAGGTAGTGCAGGGCGGAAAGCTGTACAAGCTGCGGCAGGAGCATACCTCTCAGGACAGCTGGGCACCCGGCATGACCGGCACGGAAAGTCTTTGGGAGGAAATCTGTGAACAGCACGATGGGACGAAATACGATGCTATCCCCTACAACGGGAACATGGCATTAGAGGCCGGGAAGTATTACACCCAGGACGGCGTATTGTACCTGTGCAATCGCGATACCGGGAACCCCGTATATCATGCCTTGAGTGCATTGGTGGGAATCTATGTGGAGGTGGTAAGCAATGGCTCTTGAAAAAGTGGTGTACGAGGATAACGTAACGGTTATCACTGCCGCCCAGCTGAATGCTATCCAGGATGAGATTATCCGGGTGGCGGGGAAAATCGACGCTATCGCCGATGGGACGGAGGTGAGCTACTGATGGCAAAGAAGCTCTATGAGGAGGCCAGCGTCCTGGCCATCGCAAATGCCATCCGGGCCAAAAACGGCAGTACGGCCACCTATAAAATCGCTGAAATGGCCGGGGCCGTCCAGGCCCTCACCGGCGCGGAGGATGTGCAGTGGCACCAGTGTCCGGAGACTGTGCGCAATTACCTGGCAGGTGTCACCTACGCCCCGGCGGATTACACGGTCTCGCAGATCGCAAGCTACGCCCCGGGGACGGCCGTCACCGCCAACACCAAGCCCATCGGCCAAACCGTCGGCGGCACAACCTACTACAACCAGGAGCCGAACACCAAAACGCCCTTTGCCTCCGGCAATAAGGCCGGTACGCTGAAGCCCCTGGACCGTCTGCGGTGGATAAAATCGGCCTACGCCTCCAACGTCCGGGACCTGGGCGGCTGGCCCTGTGACGGCGGCACAGTGCGCTACGGACTGCTCTTCCGTGGCGGCGAGGTCACTGCGTCCGACCGGGCCGTGCTGGTGCAGGAATGCGGCGTGCGCCATGAGCTGAATCTGCGCGGCGCGGAAGAGGCCAACCGCACAGCGTCCCCGCTGGGTAGTGACGTCTGGTTTTACTGCCCGACGAACTTCGTGTGGTACAGCCTGGACGATAAGACCACCTGGAAGGAAATCCTGGACTGTGTGATCACGGCCGTAACGCACAACGAACCGGTGTATTTCCACTGTTCCGCCGGTGCAGACCGCACCGGGACCGTGGCCTGTATCCTGGAAGCCATTCTGGGCTTGAGTCAGGGCGACATCGACAAGGACTACGAGCTGACCTGTTTTTCCACCGGTACGGGCACCGACGCCAACGCGCGGCGGCGAAATGAGACGGACTGGAAGAATCTCATTGCGGCCATCAATGGACATTCCGGCGCGTCCTTCCGGGACAAGGCGGTGAATTTTGCCACCTCCTGCGGCATCCCGATCAGCCGCATCAACGCCTTCCGGGCGGCCATGAGCACCGGCACGCCGGAGGTGCTGACCGGCGGCACGCACACCATCACAAATGCCCTGACCCACGTCACCACCAGCAACAGCGCTGTCAGCGTGGAGGACCAGGCCAGCTATACGGCGGTGCTGACACCGGAAACGGACTACGCCATCAAGACTGTGACCATCACCATGGGCGGCGCGGACATCTCTAGTTGCTACGAGAACGGCGTGATTACCATCCCCAACGTGACCGGCGACGTGGTGATCACCGCCGTGGCTGCGGCGACGGTCTATGCGGACATCGAGCTGTACAGAACGGACGGGGTCGCGCTGAATAAAAAGTATAGCGGGACCAGCATTGTGGACGGAAACGGTTATTATCTTACGACCGTGGTGCCCGTCAATATGGCCAAGTACCGTTACATCAAGGTCAACGGGGCGCATATGAGCGGATATCCAGGCGCAGTCAATGCCAGCAACCCCACTTTATACAAGATTGCATTTATGAAAAACGGCGCTATCTATGCCGTCCAAATACACAGATACCTTAGCACTGTCCAGTGACAAGAACACGATGCAATGGAACATGGACATGAGCAAGTATGCGCACTATCAGCAGTGTGATGCTATCCAGCTATCGGTGCTGGTGTCCACATCCGCAATCACAAGCGCCGATGTGCTCACCGTAGATAAGCTTCAAGTCGCCTGCACGACGGCACTGTAAACATCCACCGTAACGGCGGCAACCACCTACGTGGCGGACCAGATCACAGCAACCACGTTCCGGCTGCGCGCCAATGGCGCCTCCCGCTGCTGGGCAAGCGGTGCAACTATCAAGTGGGTTGCCATGGCGCTCTGATAATCAGTAATCACGCCGCCCAAGGCGGCAGGAAAGGAGAATTTACATGAAAGAAAACACGATCAAGGCCGCGCTGGCGGCCGCCCTGGGGGCGCTGTGTGCCTACGGGGTGCAGCTGCTGGTGCCGGTGCTGGTGCTGGTGGTGGTGATGCTGCTGGACTACGCCACGGGCATGGCCAAGGCATGGAACGCCGGGGAGCTGTCCTCCCGGGTGGGCCTGCGGGGCATCCTGAAAAAGGTGGGGTATGTGGCCACTGTCGGCGTGGCCGCCGTGGTGGACTGGCTGCTGCGCTACGGAGCCGGCACCCTGGGCTGGGACTGGCCGGTGGAGTTCCTGTTTGCCAGCATCGTCATTATCTGGCTGGTGATCAACGAGCTGCTGTCCATCCTGGAGAATGTGTCGGCCATTGGTGCACCGGTGCCTGGTTTCCTCCAGGCCCTGCTCAAGAAGTTGAAAGTACACGCTGAGGATACGGCGGCGGACAAGCTGCCGGGAGAGGAGGACAACAACAATGAGTAAGCGAGTGTACATCAGCCCCAGCGACCAGACGGAAAACCGCTATGCCTGGGGCAATACCAATGAGCACGCCCAGTGCCAGAGGATCGCCGAGGCGGAGGCTGCCGCCCTGCGCCGCAGCGGCGTGGAGGTGAAGCTGGCGGCCTTCGGCACCACCATGGCCCAGCGCTGCGCCGAGTCCGACGCCTGGGGCGCGGACATCCACAACTGCGTCCACACCAACGCCTTTAACGGCAAGGTCATGGGCACCCGGCTGTTCTGCTACGCCATCCCGGGCAAGGGGTACGCCGCCTGCAAGGCGGTGTTCGCGGAGCTGGCCCCGCTGACGCCGGGAACGTCCGAGAACGTGCAGAAGAACTCCAACCTTTACGAGGTGCGCGTGCCCGACGCGCCCAGTGTGTACTGCGAGTGTGAGTTCCACGACACGGTGGAGGGTGCCAAGTGGATCGTGGAGCACACCACGGAGATCGGAGAAGCCATCGCCAGGGGCCTGTGCAAGTACCTGGGTGTGAAGTTCGTCCCGGCTCAGACGCAGAAGCCTGCCGAAGAACCCAAGGCCGACGCCGAACAGGTGCTGTACCGGGTCCAGGTGGGAGCCTTCGCCGTCCGCGCCAACGCCGACAGGATGCTGGACCGCCTGAAAAAGGCCGGGTTTACCGGCTTCATCGTGAAGGGAAAGAAGTAAGAAACATTCTGGACGGCGGGGAGTGACGTAACGCCGCGCTCCCTGCCCGCGCATTGCGCCCGCACGCCCACGGCTTCTATTTTGCCATGGATAATAGTCGCAAAGCCGTTCGGTACTACATTTCCAACATGGCTCCCAAGAGAGCTTTGGAATTTGTCCAATCTTTCGATTTGCCAGAAGATGAGGAATCGTGCATTATTTTGTGCGATATCCGCCGAAAGTCTTATATCCAAGTTTCCAACGCGCTTCACGTCTCGCCGGAAAGCGTCAAGAGAAACCGCCGCAGGGCATTTTCGAAAATTGTTGACGCGCTGACAAATCAATAGACCTCACTTGGACATGATCGCCCATTCAGAGACCTTTTACAGGCCATCTGAATGGGCGATTTTTTTGTACCATATAAGCAAAGGAGGGCTGGCGATGTACGGATTCAACAACCAATATCAGCAGGGATACGGTGCCCCATACATGGGGCAATACGGGCAAGCATCACAGCAAGCGTGCCAGATCACCAGAGTAAACGGCAGAAACGGGGCAGACGCGTTCCGCATGGCACCTAACAGTTCCATCTTACTCCTGGACGAGAATGACCCGGTTGTGTGGCTCAAGGTCAGCGATGGGGCGGGGTATTGTACTGTTACTCCATACAGCATTGCTCCGTATCAAGACCCCGCAAAGGTAGATGTTACCAGTTTGGAAGAACGCGTGAAAAGATTGGAGGAAATGCTAAATGCCAAATCCGATGATTCAGATGCTCCAGCAAAACGCAAAAAGCCTGAATAACCCTCTCGCAATGTTGATGGAGTTCCGCAAGTTTGCGGCTGGTATGACCCCGCAGCGGGCAAAGGAACAAGTGGAACAAATGCTGCAATCGGGAAAGATGAACCCGCAGCAGTTCCAGCAGCTCCAGCAGCAAGCCAAGGAGTTTATGAGATCCCTGAAATAAGCCGGTGCGCAACGGTTTATTATAAAAATTTCAAGAAAGGAGTTTTGAAATGGACAATTATTCTCTCTCTGATCTTCGGGCTGCTGTTGATGGCGGCAATGACAATTGGGGAGGCGGCGCGTGGTGGATTATCATCCTGTTCCTTTTCGTCTTTATGGGCGGAGGCTGGGGGATGAACCGGCAGGGCGAATTTGGCCAGTATGCCACCGCTTCGTCTCAACAGGAAATCCTTTTCGGCCAGCAGTTTGGCCAGCTGAATGACCGTCTGACCAACGTTGGCAACGGCATCTGCAACTTGGGATACGAAATGCAGGGCAATGTCGGGCAGTTGGGCAAGGAAATGGCCCTGGCGCAGAACGGTACGAACGTGGCCATTATGCAGACCGGAAACAACATCCAGTCTCAGATGTCGGAGTGCTGCTGCACAACGCAGCGGGCTATTGACAGCGTCAACGCCAACATTGACGCCAAGTTTGCCGCCCTGGAGAAATCTCAGCTGGAGGGCCGTATCGCCCAGCTGGAACAGGCCAACAATCAGCTGTTTATCAGGGACCAACTGTGCGGCGTAGTGCGCTATCCCAACGGATACACCTACAATGCGGGCCCCTCTCCGTTTTGTGGCTGCAATAGCGGCTGCAACAACATCTGATTTCCGGGAAGCGAGATAAAGTGACGCCCTATTTGGCGAGGCATGCGGGGCGGCATTAGTCGCCCCGCTATTTTTGAATGGACAAAAATCAGCCTGATTAGAAAGGAATGATTCTATGAGTAAATCTGCAATCTATACCACCAACACCACCGGCGCAACCGTCCCGGTTGACGGCATCATCCCTGTTGGGAATACTACCCGCCGGTACGGCTGCAACATCAAGCAAGACGGCAATGCCATTACACTGTGCGGACAGGGGTATTACCTCGTCAACGTTTCCGGCACCTTGTCTCCCTCGGCGGCTGGAACCGTGTCTATCACCGCGCAAAAGGACGGCGTTCCGATTATCGGAGCGACGGGGGCCCAGACCGCCGCCGACAACGGCACTGTTAATATTGGCATTTCTGCCATCGTCCGCAATGCTTGCGGGTGTGAAAGCTCTATTCTGTCCCTGGTCCTGGGCGGCGTTGCGGCAGTTGTAAACAACATGGCCGTCACCGTCGAGAAACTGTAAGGGGTGCAACATGAAGGACGACCTGAAAGAATACAAGCAAAAACTGGAAAAAGAACTGTCTGCGTACATGGAACTGCCTGTGTCCGAACGCTCTGCTGCTGCCGTCCGAGGAATGGCGGAGTGCTGGGAACAGGTCGATAAACTCGGTAAATGTATGTGCGGATCCGCTGATTTTTCCAAAGAGGATGCTAAAGCATGGAATACCGACATGAAAAATGATGACGGCACCACCGGCGGGCATTGGACTGTTCAGCAAACCACCCCCCTCGCGGCCAACGCCGGTGTCGTGTTTGCGCACATCACCGAGGATGACTGGAACGTAGCCATGAATATGATGTATTCGGACTACTGCTCCGTGGCGGCAAAGTATGGCGTAAACAAGCCTGAGTTCTTTGCGGATATGGCCAAGGCATTCCTGTTTGACAAGGACGCGAAAGGCCCGAAAGAAAAGCTGTCTGCCTACTACCACGGAATTGCGGCGGTGTAATTTGTTAGCAACCTGTTAGTAACTGACGCGGGACAAAGCGGGACTTTGCAACTTCTCACGCCAAAATATCCACACATCCCTGCTAAATCCCGCACAATGCCGCACAATACTGCTTGTTTGCTATTGGCCTATAATTGACGTGCATGGGGTCACAGGTTCGAGTCCTGTACCGCGCACCAAAAAACTCCCGGTTTCGTATGAAATCGGGAGTTTTTCTTTGCTTTTGCCGCCAAAAAATTCTACCATTCTATATCCTGCTTTTTCTTGTTAGTAACGTGTTAGTAACACGCTATTTTTTGCCAGCCGTGTCTACAGCTGCAATCAGCTCAGAAATATCTGTGTGGACATAAATATTTGCCGTTGTGGAATAGTCGGCGTGGCCCAATATCTTTTGCAGAATCTCCGTGGCCATGCCGGATCTCCTAGCCCAACTGGCGTAGGTGTGCCGGGTGGCATGCGGGGTTTTCCGCTCGATCTTGAGCTTTTCCAGTAACGGGTAGTAATCTCGCCGTCGGAAATTTGCCGGTACCTGTTGGCCGGTATAGCCGGACAGCAAAAGCGTACCCTTCGCCCTGGCGGCAAAGTATGCAAAGTATGCCCGGCCCTCCGGCCTGATGGGGATGGCCCGGTTGCGCCCGGCGGCGGTCTTTTCTCCCCCGATGACGTAGGTTTCGTGATAGTCGGCCAGCGGGAGACCGAAAAGCTCCCCGATTCTCATGCCCGTGTAAATCAGCATCAAGATAATTTTCGCGGTGTCGCTTCCGTTTTTCTCCAGCTTCTCAATGTCCGAATCGGAGAAGATTTCCTTTTCTTTTTTCACGTTTTCTGGCAGATGGATAAATTTTGCAAAGTTTGTTGTTGCAATTTCTTCCCGGATCGCCCATGCGGACATCTGCGTAACAAGCTGCTTGTACTTGCTGCATGTGCTGTGGGATTTATCCGCATATTTGTCCATGACCGACTGGAAGTCTGCTGTCCGCAAACTGCGGAATCTTGCATCGTGGAGCGGCTGGAACACGTCAAAGGCCCGGTTATATGACTCCACCCCACGGGGACCTATTTCCTTATAATGTTCCTCTTTCCAGGCTTCAAATACTTCCCTGAAGGTCATATTATACCGCTCTGTCAAATCTTTTCCTGCCAAGCGTTCCAGAGCCTCCAGTGCGTCTTTGCGCGTGGGGTAATACCCTATAATCACTTTACTTTTTGCCGCCACCCACGGGCGGCTCCTTCGGCCTTGCAGTTTATAGACCGTGCCGGATCCGTTGGGCCTCTTGATGGCCCTGCGGGATTGTTTGGATTGCCGCTTTCCGCAAGATGGGCAAAACAGAGCGCCGTCCGGCAAAACTCCACCGCACTTAACGCAGTTCATTGTATCCTCCTTTATATTGTGACATGGCCGTCCCATGTGGGACGGCCTTTTTTCATACTTTTTTGCGCAGGGCCATAGAGATGATGACCGTAGAGGCTATCACCGCAGTGGCTGCTACGGCAATAACAAACCACGCCACGGCGGTAGGTTGCCCGTTGCGGATAAGCCCTTGGGCCGTGATTTGCGAGTCAATAAACAGGTACACCACCAGGCACATGGCCAGCACGGCGCACATACCAAGCAGTACGAAGATAACCGGCTTGCGAGTGCGCATTTGGTCCTTCTGCATGGCGTTTACTTCTTCCAGCCTTTTTACGTTGCCGGACAAATGCGCGTTTTCCAGCTCCAGTTGATGTATCCTGGCCTGCATAGATTCCGGGTGTTCCACTGGCTTGTCCAGCCCGAACAGTTCATCCAGAGACAGGCCCAGCACCATGCACATGGCGACCGAGTTGTAGAGCTTCGGGTCCATTTGCGATCCGTCCAGGAGCTTTGACACGGCGGACTTTGACACGCCGGACAGATCCACGATGTCGTTGATGGTGTACCTCTTCTTTTCCTTTGCCTCGCGAATCTTTTTTGGGTATTGCTCAATGTTTCCCGCAATTTCCTGCAACGCAGACATAGTTATTCGCCTCCATAAAGTAGATTTCACCTGTGGCGGGACAGAATCTCAAATGCGGGGACCATTTGCCCTACATCGGTCGCACGGTTCCCCGGATTGCACGTGGACAGGGTTTCGCGGCACTGCTATGCTTAAATCGTAGCAGATGACAGCCTGATGGGCTATCTGCTATATCGGCCCTGCCGCCCGGTGCGGGGGCGGCGGGGCCAACATAACCCAAGATTTATCCCTTTGTTGCCTATTATAGGGTAACGCGGTATGCAATATTTGTCCTATTTGGGGGAATAGGTGAAAACATTTTTACTCGGAAGGGGATTTACTTATGTCGGAACAAACTAGCTTGACGGAAAGGATAATGGACGTGCTGTCTCAGCTTAACCCTGAATATCTCGACCTTGCGCTGCGTTTTGCAGTGCAAGCAAGCTCTCAAAGTACTGCAAACAGCTCTCCTGTGTCTCCGGATACAGTTGATAAACAATCTCACTGATACGCGCGGCAATCTGCCTACTGCGCTCACTATCCGCTATGGAGGTGGGCGCTTTTTTTATACCTTTGGGCGGAAGAATTGGCAACTCGTCACCGTTTAGGGCATCGACAGTAATCCCGAAATAATCTGCAAATTGTTTTCTGCATTTTGGGGTGCGGGGTATTATCACCCGATATCCAATTCTTTACAGTGGACTGGCTACATCCAAGGTCCATCGCCAATCGATAGTTGCTTAACTTGCGTTCATCTCGCAGATACTTCAAATTTGTAGCAAACTGCACAAATATACACCTCCAACTTTGGACACAGTAATGCTACAATTTGCATTGACATATACTCCAAGTTGAAGTATAATATAGCCCGTGGACAGGCAATAAGAGACCAAGCCACGCCGGGAATCCCGGCCTGGCGCAGTATCAATGATCGTAGCAAGGTTATGATAACACCGGTACTCTAATTTGTCAACAAATAATCTAATTTGGAGGTGAGAGTTTGATGGATATGTCTCAGGCGTACGAAATCCTTGCGAAGCAGCTGGAATTGCTTTCCGAGTGCTCCCACAAGGATTCCGTATCATCCCACGACCTCGCGGAAATGACCAACGAAATGGTCAGCATCGTGAGGGCCATGTACCCGCTGGGGCGATGAATTACTTGGCAGAGAGTTCCATCCTATGCGCCGCAGAGATTTCGGCCTGTGCCGTCCGGAACATCCCGTAAATCTCTGCCGGTGTCTTTCCTGCCAAGTCTTGGCTCTGAACGTACAGCAACGCCATGGCATCGAGGGCATTATCAGGGAATGTGTTCAATTCTACGTTATTAGTCATGTATTCACCTCCTTCCGCTGCTCTATTTTAGCATATTGGGCTTTCCTATCACAAGCCCCGGAAGGATAGAAAGGAGGGAAATTTTGAGTTTTGCGGAAAACCTCACTCGCATTCAGGCGGAGCGAGGAGTGACCAACTACCGGATTGCCAAGGAAATCGACGTGAATCAGACGTCCATTGTCAACTGGAAGAACGGCACAAGGCCCCATCCCCGGAATGTGAAGCGGTTGGCGGACTACTTTAATGTGCCTGTGGACGAGCTTCTGGCTGAAGGCGAGGAAGAGAAGTAAGAAGGGAGGACAAGTTGGAGATTTATGTCGCAGGCACCCCGGAAGAAATCGCCGCACTTGTGGCTGCAACACAAGAGCGGCGATATCAGGATACGCGCGTACTGCTGGACGGCGAGGGAGTTTGGAAACAGGATGCGACCTGCAACCGCGTCGTGAGGAAAGACAATGAGCTGGGGGGTGCGCACAATGCGGGATGACGGCGGGGAGTTCAAAAGTTGGGCAGCTCTCATACTCAGCCTTTTAGCGTTGATAGCCAGCGTAGTAAAGGCGGCAGTAGAGTTGACAGCAGGGAAATTGTACTGACGATGATGGCAATGTTAGCCCGGACCTCTGCGCGGTCTGGATGCAGAAAGGTTAGCCCCGGCAAAAGCACTGATGGCTCTGAAAGGTAATCGACCATCGGAACCCCAAGCATATTGCGTGGGATTTCCCCCTTCTCGTTAACGGTACACACACTCATATACCCGCGTTTGACACATTCTGCTAAAACCTCGAGGTCTGTGTGAGTGGGTTTTTCCGGCAACGGGCGTTTGCCATTGGCGACACGGCATATCATTCTACGCATAGCCCTCTTGAACGCGCGTTCTGTTTTAATTTTCATCATGTATATCACCTCCTCTCCATCCGCATTTTATCACAACATCGGAGAGGAGACAACGAAAGGAGGAAGAATTAACGAGTTACAAATGTAACGCACAAGGCCGTGATCCGTTCCAGCTGCTGTGCGTGTAAAAAATGCCCTGTCAGCTGACACCTGACAGGGCGGCGAAGAAGCATTGGCAAGGATTCTTCACGGGTATTATACCACACCCGTGGAGCAATGGCAAGGAGGAAAGTATGGTAAAAACTATGACAATCGACGAGGCCGCAAAGTATCTGCGGGAAAACGGCGTCAAAATCTCCAAGGAGACGCTTTCCGACGGGATTCAGGCCGAAAAACTGCCGTTCGGCGTGTGCATCGAGACCGGCCGCAGCCGGGTGTTTATGATTTTCAAGCGCCTTGTTGACAAGTGGCTTGAGGAAAGGGAGGAACTCTGATGGAAGCTTACAAGGGGGTTGCCAAGCGCAGAAATCTGCTGAAAGCAATCAAGGGGTTTGACAAGCGCCTGAGATGCCGTGGTTTTCAGTATGAGGTAGGCAAAGAATATCAGGAACCGGTAGCGGAGTTGTGCCTCAAGGGATTCCACGCCTGTGAAAATCCGCTGGATACGTTCCGGTACTACCCACCAACGGATTCTCGCTATTGCGAGGTGGAGATCGATGACAACGGCCAGCGCAACAGCGAAAACTCCAAGGTATGCGGCGAGAAAATCAAGATCGTCTCGGAAATCGGGCTGGATGGCGTGATCAAGGCCGGGGCGCAGTTCATCTTTGAGCTGTGCAAGGGATCCGCTGAAGATCATGCATCTGGCGAGAGGGGCAACGCCGCCGCATCTGGCTGGAGTGGCAACGCCGCCGCATCTGGCTGGAGTG